GCAATTAACACTGGTCCTAATCCGCCAACTCGCGGAGATGGAAGGTGGAATCTTTTATACAAGGTAGTCCAGAATACATACGAGACTGCTATTAATGGAAGCGGACGAATCTCCGGCGAAGTTCAAACCTACAACGATCTTCCTATAACGCTTAACAATCCTCCTCTTCGTTCTGTTTATGTGGTTCTTGAATCCACTGGTATTCCGCTAATCAATAGGCATCCTTCTGGACTCTATACGCGAATATCGAATACTGGAAACCTTTCTGACTGGTTGTATGCTGGAGATTTGAGCGATGGAGCGACTGGGGCGACTGGACCCGCTGGAAGTCCGGGTGGAGCGACTGGGGCAACTGGTTCAACTGGTCCAAACGGAGTGAACGGAACTACGGGGGCAACGGGAGTTAATGGGGTGAATGGCGCTACAGGAGCTACGGGTATTTCTGGAGAGAATGGTATAGCAGGAGCAACGGGAGCAACCGGAGCGGCTGGAGTTTCAGGGTCAACTGGAGCCACAGGACCAAGTTTCCAGATACAATCATACGCAACAACATCTCTCCCATCTACAGGCGATTTTGCGTTTGATTCAACTCTTGAGATACCAGTTTATTTTTGGAACGGGTTTTGGAAGAAGTTTTCAGACGATTCTGTTGTAGCTGATAGGAGTGGCGGATTCGATCCAAATTCTATTACATCTCTGGCTATTTGGCTTGATGCCACAAACGGCATTTATGACTCCACAAGTGGAGGTTCAATTGTCACAACCAATGGGGCGGCGATTGGACGATGGGAAGACCTTTCAACTAACTCTAGAAATTTCACTCAAAGCACTGTCAACAGCCGACCGATCCTGTCTACCGCATCGCTTAACGGAAAGAACACCATCTCTTTTGACGGCACGGATGATTCTCTTTCATTAGCGAGTGCGCCCGGACTCTTGCGTTCAAAAACAGGGGCAACTCTTCTTGCTGTATTAAAACACAAAGAAATACTTTCCACAGCTGGGAAGCCTATTTTTCGCGTAGGTGGCCTTAGGCGCTTTGAATCTCGCCGAATTAACATGGCGCAACGCTCAATCGTGACACGAAGACTAGATTCCGATCCAACATCTGATTCGAGGTCGCCTGAGGGGAGTGTTTCGCTAGATTTTGAGTTGATCGCAGACGCTGTAGATTATTCTGAGTCAACAGTTTTTATGTATAAAAATGGCGTTCTGATTTATCAGAATCCTCAAGGAACGGCTGGAACAACAAGCGATACGGATGTTGCAACAATCTCAATCGGTATAACTTGCAACATCGAATTGGCTGAGCTTATTTTTTACGACCGCCTCCTCACCACCGTCGAGCGCCAACAAGTCGAGAGCTACTTGAGCGCCAAATGGGGAATTGCTATATGAGGCGCTTCTTCCGATCATCTCAAGAATCATATGAAACCATTCGTGCTGCAATGGACTCCTCCAGCGGATTCCCGAATTCCATAGCATCAACTTGGTTCGTTCCATCCAACGAAGCTCCCCGTGATGCCGAAGATCGTTGCCTCATAGCCGCAATTCCAATTATTGCTTCACATTTCGATGTTTCTGGAGCAACAGAAATAACAGAGGAAGAGTATTTTTCCTCATTACCTGTTACTTAATTGAAATAAATATTAGAATTACATACAAATAAAATAATGCGAAATGAATCTTGATCCGCAATCTTGCCCTCATCACACTGGAATTATGGGTTCCATCACAAGTTTACTAGCTGTAGTTATCTCTATCTTGCCGCATGTAGAGCAATGGTTGCGTATTAGCTCACTTGCATTCGGGACGATTGCAGCTATCGTATCAATTATTGTAATGATAGAGAAACGAAACAACGATAAAAAAGACAAATGAAAGCACTACTTATTAAGGCCATCTCCGCTATTACTGGAGCGTCCAAATCTGTTATTGAATTTATCATTCCGATTCTTCGGGAGTCTGCTACTTCCCTATTGAAAGAACTTCTTCCTATCGCTATGGAAGTCGTGTCTTCATTGCTAACCTCAGATAAGAGCGGCGATGAGAAGCGTAAGATTGCTGTAGATAAGATTAAAGATGCCGCTGTTAAAGAGGGTATCAATGCCTCTAATCGCACGGTCAACCTTGCTATCGAGCTTGCTCTTGCCAAGCTGACAGATAAATGACAGAGGAGAAGGCATGGTGGCAGAGCCGGACGATTATCGGAATCGTCGTTATGCTGCTGGCGCAAGCCTTGAAGTGGTTCAAGGTTGATATTATTAATGAAGAGTTGACGGATATTGTAACGATAGCAATGGAAGCCGTAGGTGCAGGGCTTGCTGTTTACGGGAGGGTTAAGGCTAGAAAAAATATCAGACGAACAAGACCGGGTGGATTGTTTAACCCTAATGCTGAAGTAAGAAAGGCCAAGCCAGCTAAAAAGTTTCTAGGCATCTTCCTAATCTTTGCCGCAACAAGTATGCCTGCTATCCCATATCCTAGCCATGTGTGGTATGAAAACCCGATTAAGGTTACGCCTATAGTAGATGATCGTTCTTTTCTTGTTCGCTTAATTGATAGCATAAAGTTTAAGGCATCAATCTTCCCGCTTAAAGGAGAGATAAGGGGACAAGCTGAATTCTAATGAGGGTTTCTACTACAGCAGAGCGGTTAGAGATGGGTGACTTTATTCTAAAGTCTGAGGCTAGGCGTGACAAGATGGGCAGGCTAAAGGTTTACCCTCTACCAAAAGCTGACGGAGGCGGAACATTTGAGATCGCTGGAATCAATGATAGGTATCATCCTAAAGCGGCTAACCATATCAAGTCATTATTGGATAACAATAGACACGCTCACGCTGAGAGCTACATCAAGAAGTATCTCGTAGAATACACTGATGTCGTTAAGGCTTGGACAGAGGAGCCTGCTATCGAATCATTTCTTCGGGATACTGCTTTTAATCGCGGCCCTAAAGGTGCGTTAAGAATCTTGCAGATTGCGCTACAGATCGCCGATGATGGAAAGTTTGGACCTATTACCAAAGCTACTCTTGCTAAAGCATTGAAGAATATTCCAGACCTTCTTGACAATCTTCGCATTGCGAGGGAGACTTACGAAATTCGCGTTGCTCCTCCAGTTGGCGCAAGAGCTAAGTTCTGGAACGGTCTGAAGAATAGGTGGGACAACGCACTAAAGTTCAGTCAAACACTAATAAACTAAATATATGGATAATGATTCACTAATAAGGATGTATCAAGGCAAAGAACCAAAATGGAAAGACCCGTCTGCTACATCTAAACCGCAGCCACAAGCCAAGCCTCAACCTAAAAAGTATGAGGCTCCAGCTCCATCTCAAAAGAACAATCCTGAAAAGGATTCTCTAGTTACGGCATATAAAAAAGCATTTGATGAAAAATACGGGGTATTAAATCTCAAAGGACAAGAGTTGGAAAATGCAGAGGCAATGTTTAAAGAATCGTGGGAGGCAAAAGAAGAGGGAAGACCGATTCGTCCAAGACCCGGTTCACCGCTAGACAAAAGGGCAAGAGAAGAAGGATATGGTAAACTTAATTTTAGGCGTAGAGAACCCGGAGAAAAACCTAGCTATAAAATTGACGATGATCAATCGCCAGAGGCGAGAAAAAGAAGAATGGATGCCCTTAGTGGATCATTGGCAAAACTTGCGCCTGCGAAAAAATAATATAGAATAGAGTGATTAGAAAAGATATTAAACTCTGGACATTAGGAGCTATTGTAATGATCGTTTCTTTGTTTTCTTTATACGCAATCGCTAAAATGATTTATGTCTGATATAGAAGCACTGAAGAAACAGAACGAAAAGCTAAAGAGCATCCTTAGACAATGCTTGAGAGCTAGGCAGATCAACCATGTTAGGCAGATTATCAGGGAGGCACTAGGGGATGAGTGAGGAAGAGATTGATGGTATAGTAGAGTCTGGTAACATAGACTTATTTAATAGGCCGATTGTTAAGAATCCAGATGGCAGTATCAGCACCGTCAAATCAATGAGCTTTGATACAGATAGAGGAGTTGTATTGGTTCCTACAATCGCTGATGATGGAACTGTAATGAATCCCAAGGATGCAATTTCCTATGCAATGAAAAACAAAAAGCATCTTGGCATTTTTAAGGATAGAGCGTCAGCGGATAAGTATGCCGAGTCACTTCACAATCAACAAGCGGAATTCTACAAGGGCAAATAACATGAGCGAGGCAATTAAATCTGCGATGAAAAGACTCGGAGTTTCTGGCGTTAATAAACCAAAGAGGACTCCTAGCCACCCAACCAAGAGCCATGTAGTGCTTGCCAAGGAAGGTTCAAAGGTTAAGACGATTCGCTATGGACAGCAAAATGTTCAAGGTTCTCCAAAAAAAGAAGGAGAATCTGAAGCATACCGAAAGCGCAGGGAGTCATTCAAAGCTCGCCATGCAAAAAACATTGCCAAAGGAAAGATGTCTGCGGCATTTTGGGCGGATAAGTCGAAATGGTGATACATCAATAACTTACGAAGTCGTATAAAAATATCTTTTGACTTCTTAAAACAATCTGAAATTCTATTGTCGTGCGAC